CCGTCATCCCCGGAGATGTGATTAAACCCTTCTTCCAAGATCAAAAGTATGAAATATATCAGGTCGTAGAAGATAGCTTTGAAGCATATGGAGTATATCACTTAGTATGCTCTGCCAAACTTCTACGAGATGCTCCTGAAGTTCAAGATACACCATTAACCAAAGTTAGTGATGAACTCGGTGGATACGCAGGAATAGACAATGATTAGAACAACTTATGTTACTGATAACATTTCTACTACTTGGGACTCATCTGCTTTTACTAGCAGAGGGGACAAATATCCTACTAGAGAAACTGATGTAAGAAAAAGAATATTCAAGATGACTCAGGCAAAACACAATATTTCATTTGTGTACAAAGAATGCCTAAGATCGATGATAGCTTCTTTCAATGACATAGGATACTTTAACGGAGAAGATAACTTCACAAACGTTAGATGTATTCATGGAAACGCTGAAAGAACAATAGCAAAACTTAATCAAGAAAACAATATAATACTTCCTATAATTTCCATATCTCAGACTGTCTCAGAGAATGATGATGAGCGTAGAAGATATGAAAGTGTTCTTGTGCATGAAAAGTATTGGGATGATAAAAAGCAAAGAGCAATAAGAGTTCTTAGCTTATCTCCAAGACCTGTAAATATAAAGTACCAGATAAATATCTGGTGCAAGTATATGTCTGATATGGATCAGATCTTAGAACAGATGAGATTAAAATTTAACCCAGAGATGAACGTACCTACTCCATTCTCAACTCTGGCTAAGGCTCATCTAACGGAAGAAGAGTCTACTGGATCCATGATCGCTCAAGATAAAGAAGATAGAGTTTTACAAAAAACATTAAATGTTGTTTTAAGAACTTATATTCCTAGCCCTAGATTCTTGGTAACTTCTACAGGAAAAATAGAAGAGATTAAGGTTGATACGGTTATATGATATTAGTTTCAACCTTGGCTACCGCATCCTGTGGGGATCCTCAAACTGGCAGCTCTAGAGTTTTTATAGGTGCTAAACTAGGAGTTTGCAGAGGTGGTAAAGACACGGCTGGAGCAGGAACTATATCACCTATCCCATCCAGAGTCTTTGTTGAAAACTGTCCAATAGCTCTAGTTGGAAATCCAATAACCTCCCACGGAGATTCTCCTCACGCAGCGGCTGTAACTGCAACAGCACAGACTAGAGTTTTTTCCTCTACATAATTTTCTCAAAAAAACATATTAAGTGTAGTACATATACATAAAGGAATAGTTATGAAAGTAGTTAAAAACGACAGTCTCCAAACATTCGCAGTATATTTTAGTACTGAAAACGGTTGTTTGGAAAAATACTTAAAGCCCGGAGAATCAATTGTAGTTCCAGAGAGCTACATTACCGAACAGATTGAGAATTTATTTAGAAGACGGATATTTAAAATATCTAACGCATAGGAGATTATAGATGCCAAATTACGTTAGCCCCGGTGTATACACCATTGAAAAAGATATTTCCGAATACACTCCTTCGGTAAATACCTCTATCGTTGGTATAGTAGGTTTCGCCTCAAAAGGTCCAACAAACAAGGCTACATTAATAACTAGCCAGAACAATCTAATTGACACCTTCGGTCCACCTTCTGAGAATATTCTCGGTCAGGGTCTAGAAGGTGCTTTAGAGATTCTAGAACAAACTAACTCGCTCTATTTTATTAGAGCCGCAGCAAGCACAGCAGCCGATGCCTCTGCTACTATTCCAATAGGTGCTTGCCCTGCTGTTCTAGTTTCTGGAACAGCAAATAACCTTCAGGGTTGGGGTGTTGCAAGACCTTTAACTTTAAGAATTCAAGTATATGATAACAATGGTGTTGCTCAGTTTACTCAAAATAACGGAGCAGGAAAAGATTTCGTAATTCCTGCTAATACTGCAACCTCTCAAGCCGCTGCATTAAGATCAATAATAGGTGGGGGTTTAGATTCAGACTTAGTTGGAGTATTTGATGATAATTCTCCCATAGGGGATGCTGCCACTGGTCTTGGATTATCTGGTGCTATCGTTGGATCTTTTGCTGGATCTGGAGCTTATATGTCTGTTTCAGCTTGTTCTGGAACATCATTTAGTGAGGCTGCTGGAGTTTCAGCTTTAAGAATTGTAAATCCAGTAAGTGCTTTAGATTCAACTTACGGTGCTTCAAGTCTATATGCTTCTGCTGTAAAAGTTTATGGAGCTACTTTCCAAACTACAGGAACTAACGGTGTAGGTTATTTAATAGAAAGTTTATATCCCGGTGCTGGCTATAACGCTGGTACAACTACATTTGGAACAACCAGTGGAAACTCTATAACAATAACAGAGCTTGGATCTCAAAACTTCATAGTTGATGTTAATGAAAATGGAGTTGCCAAAGAAACATTTAAGGTTAGCTTCGTTGGATCAGGAGTCTTCATTGAAGACATGATCAATACTGGATCAACTAACATTACTTCACAAATTATAAAAGGTAATTTAGTTAAGGGCGGTTCTGATGCTACTGTAAATAAACTTACTAACTTTGCTAAACTATTATCAGATTTAGTTGGTAGTACTGGATTATTTACATATTCCTATAGAATGTTAGATCCTATATTAAGTCCTAATGCTACTAGCAACACACTAGTAACTACGACTTCAAACAATATACTTGGTGCTAGATTCGTTAAACTAATCCAAGGTGCTGTTAGCTTGTCTGGAGGCTCCAACGGAGACGCTGCTGGAACAGCTACAGACGCTCTTGTTGGAACTTCTACAGGTGATACTAAGACAGGTATGCAAGCCTTAGATGATCCTACTTTAAATATTGGAATTGCATTAGTTCCCGGTATCCATACAGCTACTGTTCAGAATAACTTAATAACGCTAGCAGAATCCACACAAAACTTTATGGCATTGGTATCTCCTCCTTATGCTATAGGAAGCGTTCAAAATGCTCTAGATTGGACAAACGGTAGATCTTCTACTACTGCAAACTCAAGAACCTCTGCTATCAGTAGCTCCTACGCTGCTGTATATTGGCCTTGGGTTAAGGTATTCTCAACATTCGATGGTAAGGATCGTTGGTATGATCCAGCAATCTTCGGTGCTCGTCAGATGGCTTACACAGATGCAGTATCTGAAACATGGTTTGCTCCAGCAGGATTCTCTAGAGGCAGACTTACCAAGCCAACCGAGGTTGAAGTTAAACTCAATCAAGGAGATAGAGACAGCCTCTACAGCGGTGGAAATATTATCAACCCAATAGTATCATTCGCCCAACAAGGTATAACAATCTTTGGTCAGAGAACTGCTCAAAGAACTGCTAGCGCCTTAGATAGAATTAACGTTCGTAGATTAATGATCTACGTTAGAAAAGTTATTCTACAAGCTTCTCAAAGATATATCTTTGAACCTAATGATGAATTCACTTGGGCACAAGTTGAAGCTTCCATAAATCCCTTCCTTGATGATATCCGTAGAAGAAGAGGTATTACTGAATTCAGAGTTATCTGTGATGAAACTGTCAACACTCCAGTAAGAGTTGATAGAAATGAAATGTGGACTAGGGTTCTTATCAAGCCTACGAAAACTGCTGAAGTTATCATCTTTGAAATTAACCTAACTAATCAGTCCGCTCAGTTAGGAACATTATAAGGATAAACTAAATGGCAATCTCATCTTATTACAAAACAAAATACGGTAGAAATTTCACTCCCGGCCAAGGTCTTCCAACAGTATCAACTGATCTTGATTCTGTCAGAGCTTACCAGTTTGAAATACACTTCAAAGGTCTTCCTGCCGATATAACAAACGTTCAGGATTTAACTCTAGCTGCTAAGAAGATTAGCGGCATGGAACTAAAGAATGAGGCGATTGTTGTTGATAGAGTTAATGACAAGTTACACTATCCCGGCAAGACCACCCCACAAGATCTCACTGTCGAGTTTGATAACCTCTATCTCAGGGAGACTGCTTCAGACCTGTTTAGATTCTTCCGCCATACTTATGATCCTCTAACTGGTGAAATGACCAAGAGTGCTCAACCCGGAGGCGGATTCGGAAATACATTCAAGGCTGAAGTTGCTGAGATCGTGATGTTAGACAACACTCTACAGCCACACTCGGTTATTGAATTATATGGAGTATACCCAACATCATGGTCTGCTTCTGAGTTCAACTACGCAACGAACCAGTTCCACACATTAACTGTAACATTCAAGTACGACTTCATGAATGTTTACAACTACAGCAATCCCACTGCCTAGTAACTTTGTAATGTGAATCTAAGCCCAGCCTGTATAACCTGCGGGCTGGGCTATTCTGCTTATCTATAATGTGTTATGGATTACTTCTCAGAACTACTAGAAAGTTATAGCAAGCTAAAGAAGAGAACCTTTAAGCTCACTTATATTAATGAGCAAGAGGGTGCTTTAGTAAATCAAGAAGCAGAAAAATTAGTTAGACAATATATAGCAACTGCTCCTCAAATTGAAGCAGCAACTGAACAGGCGCTAGCATCTGTTCCTACTGTAAATGGTATAGATGGACAACCTACTCAGTATAAAGTTTTTTTTAATAAATCAAAAAACAATGTAGCTGTAAGAGAATTAGGTCCAACAGGAACATTACTTCTAGTTAAGAACGGTCAAGAACAGCCAAAAGGAATAAAGCTTTTCGCTAATGTGCTATCTGGTGAGGATAAACCCTCCAAAAAGGAATCGGCTGCTATTGATTCTACCAATGCAACGGCAGATGCAATAAAACAAGAAGAAGCAATGTTAGCTTCTCCCGGAGCAACATTAACCTCTCTTGGAGCTAATCCTAAGGTTGTGGAAAATATACAAAAAGCTGCTCAGTCTGTATTAGATTTACCCAATATGGAATGGTTTAAATCAGATAAATCATTACAAACAAAACGTGGTATTAGAAACTTAGAAATTTATACAAATCCACAAAGCAGACAAAGTTTTGAATTTAAATTAGCTAACGCCAAAGCCTTTACTGCTGATGAGAATGGTGATTTAATTGAAGGTGAAATTCCTGCTGGATTGATGGAAGAGGTTTCTAAATCAAACGATCTTTTAATGTCCTTCTTGAAGGATGAAATTCCAGAACAGAATTGTAGATCTTTAAAGTATAGAATTGGTTACTATGGAAATACTAGTGCAGAAAAAATTGTATTATTTGGAGGATCTAAAAATGAAGGAATTTCATTTACTCCAAATTATATACAAAAAATAGCACTAGAGAGAGCTAATCAACAATGTGAATCTTCAGATATAGAGATTGTCAAAACTGGTGTAACGAAAGAGAAATATTTAAATGATCTTAGAGGTAAGTTAGCAGAACACACTTTAGTATTTATAACGGAATCTAGTAGTTCTAATCCTCTTGTAAGAGAGTTAGCTAAGAAAAGATTTATTTCAATGTTGGCTACTAGAAGAAGACAATACATGAGGGCGGCTAGATTCTTTGCAGAAAGATTTGAAATAGGTTCAGTGGATTTAGAATCTTTAGGATTTGGAGAGGCTGTTACTGATCTAAATGAATTGTTTGGTAATAATGACGCATTAAAACAATTACTAGGAAACATAGCCAGAGCTACTGGAAGAATGCGCGTGGAGGCTGGTAATCCTGATGGAATCAGGCACGTTGGAAAAGAGATTTCTTCTGGTGGAGAAACTGATACTGGTAGAAAAGCCGACGTATTATTTGGATATAGAAGTAA